CCTGCGACCCTCTGATTAACAGTCAGATGCTACTACCAACTGAGCTACTGTGGAAAAATATCTAAAATAAAAAAATGGAGCGGGTGATGAGAATCGAACTCACAACATCAGTTTGGAAGACTGAGGTTTTACCACTAAACTACACCCGCATTTGAAATTTTATTTAATTGTTATCTTGTTATGTTTAATATTATATTACAACTATTATGTTTTGTCAATATTTTTTTCATTTTCTTTCAATATTTTTTAAATTATTAGTAAACAAAAAGCCTTAAACGTTTATACTTTAAGGCCTTTCTAACTTTATTATTTAGTTTCTCTGTTTGATTTTATACTTTCTGCGAATTCCTAACGTTTACTAAACGTTGATATATCAGCATTTACCTCTAAAATAATTAGAGTGAATTGACTGTAAAATTTTCAATGTGTGGGTCAAATGTGGGTCGTTTTAAGTGTATTTTTATTATTAATTATCTAGCACATATCAAAGGAATTAAAGCGGGGGCTTTAAAAAACATCACTCTTTTCTTTCCTTGCGCTCCAGGATTTATTGCTCAAACTCTGTAATATCCTCACGATCCACAGTCTTATTTTGTCAATAAAAAAAGAACTCCCACGTCAGAGCGTATCTGCCTTTTAAATAGGAGTGGGAGCGTTGGTATCTGTTATTTTAAATAGAAAAGAAGTAGCTAGCTAGTTCTACTTCTCACGGTGGGCACAGCCCTCGAATCTGTATACATTATATCGAATTTTTGCTTTTTTGTCAATAAAAAATACCCCCTAATTAAAGGGGGTGTAATAGCGTCTTTATTAAGTTATTTTAATCTATCATATTGATAGTTCCATCTTCTTTTATTTCCATCTTCTTATTGGTTTGCATTTCTCCATCCTTGTTGAACATGTACCAATAATCGCCAATTTTTCGGTATTCTTCCGACACCATATCTCCGTTTTCGTTATTTAGGTAATACCATCTACCTTGATATTCTATCCAACCTGTCGCCATTTCTCCATTCTCGTGGAAATAATACCACTTATTATTGATATATCGCCACGCTTTGTTTGCCATATATCCGCCTTTGTCCAACCAATACCAACGATTGTTGCTTTCGTTGTAGTACCATTGTTCCTCTAGCGCGTATCCATTTTGATTAAATCTAAACCATGAGCCATTGATTAATTTCCAACAATCTTTGTAGTAGTCGCCATTACCTAAGTCGTACCACCAACCTGTATCGTTTTTAATCCAACCATTTTCTGAATAAGCTGGGCGGATAAACCCTACTAAACAACTATCATCTCTTGTGCGAACTCTTGCATATCCACCTACACCAACTGCTGCACCGTCGACGTTTTGTTCTACTGATGTGATATATCTTCCATTGACTTCAAATACAAGCCCAACATGACCGTATATATCCCAGCTACCCCATTTCCAAATTGCAATGTCTCCGGGTTGAATTTGTCCTTCTCCTTTTTTAAATCTCTTCCAACCTGTAGGAATAGCGTTACTCATGTAATCAATAGCATTCCCATGTGGTAAGAAATTCGCTAACACTAGCATATATTTCATGATTAAATCAACACATTGAGCGCCCCAAGCACCGTCTACATCTATCCATTTATTTATTTGAGCTTTAATCCAATTAATCGCTTGTAATAATGTCATTTCCCTTCTCCTTTCAAAAAATAAGGTTGAAGTAGCAACCCACCTCAACCTTTGAATAACGTCTTTATGAGCTTTTTATATATTAAATTTTATTTGTCTCCAGGATAACGCATTTCGTTGTACGTTTCCTCTTTTTCTTCATTTTTTAAAATACCTTTGTATGCTTGATGTACTCCAGTAGCACTAAGTCCACTGACTACACCAATTATTAAATTTTGACCGCTAAATCCGTTCAATACGACCATTAAAATAGCACCTATCAATCCTAATGCTAACGGAATGTAATTGTTAGGTAACTTAGGTACGCTTGATTTTAGCGTGTTTCCTATTAACCAACATATCCCAACTACCGCTGGGCTTATAAATTGTTGTAACTCTGTCATTAATTATCCTCCTTTTTCAACGGCAACTTTTGACAACGTGAGAAAAGTTCTGTAACAGTAGAGTTCCCATCTAGTGCAGTATAGTGTTGATACAAGTCTTTTAAATCTTCAAGTTGAGCAATAGTTATGCTTCCTTCTTTTAAAAATTTAGACATATCTTGAATCAGCCTATACTTAAGCACACCTAATGTTCCACCTTCAGTTTTCTTAAGTCGCTCGCTTATTTCTGTTAAATTCTTATCTATCTTTTCAAGGTTTTTGTTACTGCGTTTTAATAGCCACGCAATACTTGGGGCTATTATCGTTGTAATAACTGCAACCACAACTCCGTCACTAATCAATCAATTAAATTCCCTCGCTTCCTTTAGATTTTAAAAGGGGCAATTAAGCCCCCTTGTGTTCGTCGTTAGCTTTTTCTACTAACTCTTTGTAACCCATGCGGATCAATTCTTTTTCTACTAGACGTCTTAATTTTTTATTTTTAAAATCATCTAGTGTATTTAATCCGTCAACTACATTTAAGGCTAAAAATGTTATCATCATATTGTCACCTCCTTTCAAAATTTCAGAAATAATAGCGCTGGATAGCTTAAGCTTTTGGAGTATCTCCAGCACTTTCTTTTTCATCTTTTTCATCTTTGTTCTCCTCCTCATTTGATGTTGGTAATTCAACGTTTAAATGTGTTGCTAAAAACTCAAATTTACGGCTTATATCCTCAAATAATGCGTCATATTCAAAGTCTTTAATTACACTTTGCGCTAGTGTTTGACGCGTTGTTTCAAGAGTTTTGTTTGCTTCTTTGAACAATTCGTCCATTTTCGTAAATCGCTCATTCTCAGCGCGGTTAGGGTAAGTCTCTTGATAGAATTGTTCAAGCACTAACTCGATTAAATCCTCATCTGTTTTGTGATCGTGGTTGCCACTTAAAATTCTAGTGATGATTGTTTGACCGTCTTGAATTTGAACTCTTACCCCAGTTACTGTCGCACTATCGTTGAAAATTCTATCCTTGTAGTTAATCTTGTACATCTTCTTTTTCTCCTTTTGAAATTTGTTCGTTAAACGTCTTAATGATTTCATTAAATCCGTCATTCATTTGAACTAACTCCTTGCTTTTCCAATCACTCAATATATCAGCAATTATTCCAACCATAATGAACGGCGGTAAGCCGTATTCTCTTGCTGATATTTCAACATATTTAATTAAATCACTCTTTACATTAGCTATTTTAGCTTCTATTGGCATTGTCATATTAATTTCTCCTTTCTACTGTGGCATTGTGGCGTTGATTAAAATTCCGTTCTTAAATTCTAAATAGCAACCATTAGACCACTCTGAAGCGCGTCCGTCGCTTGTAAATGATGTCGGCAATGCAAAATGAAATCCACTTGTTATTGTATGTTGAATACTTATTTCGTCAAGGTTAATCGCCGCTTTTTTTAATTTGTTCCAATGCATATCAATATCGCAACCAGCATTTAGTGTATTGGCGTCGTAAGATGCAAAGCTACCCGACGAATAAAGCCATTTCCATGTGTATTGATTGGCGTCTCTGGTTTTTTTGTAACCCCAACCCATGAACCATCCATCATATTCTAAATCAAATACAATTCCTTTTTTGCTTTCGTCACCAATATATCTATTAGCTCCCATATTACCTAAATGATATCCATCTCGCCAAAATTGATAACCTGTATCTGTCAATTTAGCTGTTAATTTACTCTCTGTTATTTCTCCTTTTTCATAAAATGCTATGTCTCCATATTCGAATTGAATAAATTTAGAAATATTGTTCCACGCAAGCCTCAAGTGATATGCGTTTTGAGTGAGCAAAGTTCCGAAATCATCTTCTTTGACCGCATGTTCAATCTGATTTTTAGTTTGTTCAATCCTACTCTCCATTTCTGAAATATTGTATTCAGTTTTGTAACCTACATTAAAATCTTCTTTGTAGAATTTAACATTTCTTATTTGAAGATCTTCTTTAATAGTGCATCCAAAAGCGTTATACTCGGTGTTATTTCTAAACGTTAGCTTGTTGATACCTTTCACAAGTGTTTTTTTCTTGAAATAATTATTTGTCTTTGTATTTTCGTACATCGCAATAAAGCTTCCTTGTGGGGGTTCATTAACCACCTCAAACTCCAATGTATATATTTTTGAAATCTCTAATTTTCCTTTGGCGTAGATTGACAAAGAGTTTCCGTTGTAATTCCCTTGTGTGTAGTTGATTATGTCAATACGTTCAGCTTCAAATTCTGGAACTTCGTATATTTCAACGTTTTTGACCTTAGTATTTGTTCCAAGAGGGTAAATATTAATCTTTGTTTGGTCGCCTGCATAAGATACACGCCAAACATTTAATCCGTTTGTTATAGCTTTATTATCGCCATTTTCTTTTGCGTTGTATAATCTTGTATTTTGATTATCCGGCACGTCTTCTAAATCAGCCAAAATGTAATATTCTTTATTAGCTTTAAGCGGTGTTTTAGCGTTAAAATAAAGGTCGTTCCCTTTCTTTTCAACTCCACTTTCAGAACAGATATTCTCAATGTTGTAAGCCATTTTGAATTTTTTATTGTTAATCTCGCCAATCTTACTCTCAAACTTATCAATAGTGCTTTCAAAAGTTTTAACCTTACTAATTGTTTCAGTCAAAAGTTGCTTGTCAATAGTATTGTTCAACCTAGCACTTGCTACTGTCTTATTCTCTCCACAAGTCACTTCAAAAACGACCTCTATTGGTTGACCATCTTTAGTACCGTTAGGAATATTAATGTTTTGCACTAGACCATTGCTATCTAGCGTTACTTCTCCTGTTGCTACATATCCACTAGCAACTAGCTTTTTAATCTCGATTTTTAACGGCGTTTCGGTAGTTGAAGCACGGACTATCTCTCCGTTATTGTACACGTCCAAATAGACCTTACAGTTTGCTAGATTTTCGTTCAAATAACTTCCTTCTATTCTTGCCGAAGCAGTAAGAGAGTAAGATTGCATATCCTCAATGGCGGGAAGCCATTTATCCGTTACTGCTTCACTAACAGCCATATAAGGCTCAGCTATTTTGAAATGAGCGTTACCCGTTGAGATTAAAGCAAAATTATTGTTTCCGAAAAATTCACCTTCTTCATCACTGTTAATTAGCGTTTCTTTTTCAATAACAATCCACTTATTCTCACCTTTCGGAACTTCTAATAGCGGAACCGAAAAAAGTAAGCTATACTCACCATTTATTGCTATTCCTAAGCTAATTATCGTGTTGTTTCCACTATCGGAAAAAACATATACAGGTATTCTCAGGACATTTTTTTTACCTTTTGCAAAACCTCTTAATTTCGTTTTAACAATAAACCCTTGAACATCATTGCTAGCGTTCGGCAATACCTCTATCGAATTTTGGTTGTTGTAATCTTTTTTATTGAGTTTTAATTGCGTAGTTCCAACTGGTTTAACAACATCTAACGTTGGAAATCTAGTTCCAATTAGTTGGTTAAATGCTGGTACTTTTCCGTCTTTGCCTTTTAGTTCTGGTTTGCGAAGGTCAAAAATTTTGTTAGTTTCTTCTTGTGTGATCTGACGTATTCCGTCAGCTCCAATAGTAAGATCATTGACTAATTTTTTTGTTTCGTCTTTTGTTAAGAACTCTTTCTTAATGCTACTTTGAATGCTGTCACGCATTTTAGTGAAGATATTTTGAGTCGTCACCTCTCCAGCTTCAAATTGTTGTCTGAAAGTTTCATCTGACAATATCTGTGTAATAAACGCTTTGTCAATAAGCGCCGTCTTAATTTCCGCATAATTTAGGTGCGCCTGAATTGCTTTAATTAATTCAGCTTCGGTAATGATAGTCTTAAGACGCGCAATATCAGCCTCAACTGCGTCTAATATTTTAGTTCTAGTAACTGCTGGAACAGTGCCATCTTTTTCAAACAAGGCTTTTTTAACCTCGACCCCAGCTTTTGATTGTTCTTCAAGGGTTTTCATTTTTTCTTCAATAGCTGTTCTATCTTTTTTTAGTAACTCAGCTAAATTTTTCTGAATTTTAAAAGCATCAACTCTGCTTTCTACTTTTACTGTTACGACTTCATCAATAATGCTAGATAATGCACTTCCTAGACCTTGTTGAAATACCCCAAATCCTATAGTTTTTAATTTTTTAGACATAGGAGAAAAAGTATATTTTGTAATTTTTTTCTTAACATCTAAATTAAATTTTTCGTGGAAAATCGTTACTGTATCAAACATTTTGACAGGTGTATCTACTCCAATAACATCTATTTCAATACTATCTTCTAGAACATCGCAAAGTGTATTTTTGTAGTATTGTTTAGCATAATTTAACAAACTAGCTTCGTCTACCACGTCTTGGTCATTTACTTCTAAATTACCTTCGTATATGTTTTTATACTTATTAATTAATGGACTATCAACTGTTACAGATAAGACTTTATCTTGTTCTCCATCATTTTGTGAATTGATAGTTTTTGTGAAGTGAATTCTAGTTCTTAAATCTTTTGTTGATTTCTTTTGTTGATAAGTTTTAAGATTTTTTTTGTACATGAACAAGGCTTCATTGTTATTTCCACCATTCGCTAGTAATTTAATTGAATATTTATCGCGTACTAAATCTCCACCCCATTGGCCTAAAATAGAGTGTTTATCCCTGAATAAAGCGGTCGCTACAGTTACATTTTTTAAATTTAAACTGTGTCTTGCTGCAATGTCAGAATAAAAAGTAAAATTGTGAGGTCTAATAATACTACTTACTAAACTTCTCATTACTCTGTTCCCGTCAGCCTCTGACACACTTAATTCGCTAATAGAATAATTATTCAACAAAGTTGCGACTTGATTTGCATAAACAGTAATGTATCCGTGATGTCTTTCTACTTCAAAAATTATAAACTCTTGTTCTCCGTGGAGGTCATCAGCCAAAAGTAAAGTTTCCTCTGTTAACCTTTCCCATAATGGTTTATTGGTTGGAAATTTGAAACTTAATTGATAAGTGTTATTTCTTTCTTGGACTATATTATCATCATAAGAAAAATTAAGAGGGAAGTTTCCCTCTTTTAAATAGATCACATGCGCCACCTCCAATTGCCGTGTATTTTTATACTTGTTACATTTCCGCTAGTAGTGACTCCGTTAACTCCTGGTTGTATTTCAAAAAAAGCACCTCTAACACGAATAGAATTTTTCACGTTGTTATTTTTATCATATACATTTTGTTTAAGATGCCTACAATCAATACGCGCTTTTTCATCTAGTTTTAACACCATAGTTTGTGAGCCAATAGTCAAACTTACTTCTCCATTACCTTCAATTTCTATAATAGGCTCTGAAAAGACATTTCCTATATTATTAACCGTGCCACTTCTTGCAAGTATTGTTAATCCACTATCTAAAGAATACCTAAAAGGATAGAATATTAATTTAATAGAAACCAACCATCTATGTAGACCGTTTTTTGCATATTTAATATCAATTAAATCTGCAAGGAACTTTGAATTTTTTAAATAATCAAACTCTATCACATTCTCAAAATTTTTAAGTATTTTTTCTAAATAAGTAACTTTGTCAAAGTCTGATACAGAAATTTTAATAACGCGTTCTGAACTTTCATATCCTTCATCATGTATTATGTACTTACCATTTGCACCGTATATATTGCCTTCTTCTGCTATTCGCTTTTTAGCGACTCGAACCTCTCCAATATCTGTTACTACATAGTTGGGAGACTCTAATGGAGTATTATTAATTTTAATCATTAGATACCCTCCCTTCTAACAAAATTCATTTGTCTATCGTATGAGTTTTTTGCTAATATTTCACCATCTAAATATGTGTTTGTATCTTTATTAGAAATTTTTTCTAGTAAATCCTGGACAATACCTAGAGCATTAACTACATCATCATTATTATTACTAAAATCAAAATCAAAGTTTGATTTAGTAGTAACATCTAAATCTTTTGTCACTGAACTTTTCAACTCAATATCAGTAATTTCACTTGTGAATCCTTTGTTAATCTCACCAGCAATATTACTTACTATTTTCTTAACTGTTGCGAATTTATCAGTAAGTCCCTTGCCTAAACTGTCCATAATAGCATTACCTGCAGGAATAAGGAGTTTTCTATCATATTCAATCGGCCCTTTGTGGTCTCTAATCCAACCAGCTATACCACCAACAAACTTTTTTACACTTTCCCATGTAGATTTTAGACCGTTTAAGAATCCTCTCATTATCGCACTACCGATATTCCATAAATTTATATTTTTCAACGAATTGAAAATACTTTTAACGTTATTAACCAAAGTAGTAACATTTGTTTTAAAAGTAGTCCATGCTCTCTGTGCTGCGCCTACTAAACCATTGATTATTGTTGTTACAGACGTTTTGATAGTATTCCACGTCGTTATGGCTATTGTTTTTACACCGTTTATAAGTGTGTTGAAAAATGTTTTAAAACCTTCCCAAATTCCTTTAATAATAGCTACTAATCCAGTAACTATACTTGAGATTATTGTTTTAATGCCTTCCCAAATAGTTTGAGCTGCTGTTTTAATACTTTCCCAGATAATTCTTACATCTTCTTTTAATTGTGTGAAGTTTCCGGTCACTAAATCTATTATGAAAAGTAAAGCACCCAAGAATATTGTTTTAATAAATTCCCAGACGCCTTGAAATACCATTTTTATACCTTCCCATATTTGAGATAGTGTATTTTTTAATCCGTTCCATAAAGTTGTGAAAAACTCAATAAATGGCTGTACTATGGTCATTATAGTAGTTTTAATTAATTCCCAACCGATTGCAGCTGCTTCACTAATACTAGTCCATAAGCCTGTAAAGAACTCGCTAACTCCTTGCCACGCTTGTTTTAGAAAATCAACAAATCCTTGCCAAATCTGTTTACCAGCCTCTGTTTTTGTGAAAAACCACACTAAGGCAGTAACCAACGCTGTTATCCCGACGATAATTGCCGTGATAGGATTAGTAGCTAACGCTAAATTGAATGCTACGACTGCACCTTTTGCTGCGTTAAGAGCAATTACTAATCCTGTAAATAAACTTTTTATAGTGCCTATAATCTTTAAAGCAATAAATCCAGCTAAAAGTCCTGCCAAAGCGGTTTTGACAAGAGATGATGCTACTGTGCTTTCTCTTAAAAATCCTGTGAATTTTTTAATCCACTCGGACACTTCTTTTACTATCTTGCTTACAAATTCAAATGCAATTCCTAGTGAACTAACACTACTTTCAGTTTCATTAATTCCTAGTAAATCACCAATAAGCTCACCAACGATTGAACCAACATTTTTTATCGCTTGCCAAATATTTTTAAAAGCTTCTCTTATATTATCAGCAATATTAACAATCGTTGTAGCTGTTTCTTCTTTAATTCCTAGAGCTTCCATCAAGTCAATACCTTCTTGTTTTGACATTGTTCCAGTAAGAACTTCGATGAAAGACTCTACAGCAACAGACACTTGATCCAAATAGCCAATTATTTTAGATACTATTTCTTCACCTAGTATTCCTTCTAACTGTTCAGTAAGACCTGAAAACGCACCTATTATCAAGGTCGGTAGACCTTTTAAAATATTCCCAACCATAGGTAAGAAGTTACCTACTAAAAATGTGCTTGTAGTTTGGGCTAAAGCATATAAAGATGGTCTTATTTCTTGACCTAACGATAAATTTCCTAGTAAATTAAGAAATGATGCTTTCATCGCATTAAACGAGCCTTGTAATGTGGTTGATGCTTCTTTTGCGGTTGTTCCAGTGATGTCTAACTCTTTCTGAATAACGTGAATAGCCTCATAAACATCTGCTAAGTTATTAATATCGTACTTAACACCAGTTAATTTTTGAGCATCCGCTAAAAGTCGCTCCATTTCCTTTTTAGTACCACCATAACCTAATTTTAAGTTATCCAACATGGTGTAATTCTGTTTAGCAAATCCTTGATAAGCGTTTTGTATCATTTCCATAGACGTACCCATTTTATTTGAGTTGTCTGCCATATCAACCATTGCCATGTTAGCTATCTTAGCTGCTTTTGCCGTGTCTCCACCTAGAGATTGGAGTAAACTAGCACTAAATCCTGTTACGTTCTCCATGTAAGCATTGGCTGATAATCCTGTAGTTCGGTAAGCCTCGTTTGCATACTGTTTAACTGTCTCAGCATTATTTTTAAATAGTGTCTCCACTCCACCTAGTGATTGTTGGAGTTTTCCCCCTTCAAACAACGATGTGGCGAATAATTTACCAATCCCAGCAGCAAGAATAGCATTTTTAATCGTTGAAATTAAGCTGTTACCTGCACTCTGTCCAGCACTTTTTACTTCTCCGTCTAACTCTTTAGAAATCATCCCTGATATTCCTTTAGCAGATGGCATAATTTGAACATACGCTTTACCTAAATTAGTTGCCATATTATCCTCCTTCCTTTAATATTTTAAGTTTCATTTTCTCGAATTCCTCACCAGTATTAAATGACATTCCTTCTTTTTCTCGAATAGGCTTATTGATGCTGTCAACAATAGACTTAGGTTGATTTCTACCTTTTTGGCCATCTTTTGTCTTGGACCACACTAGAATACTTAATCTATCTACAATAGAGGCCAATAACAAGGTGTCTGAACTTACTTTTTGTCCAGATATTTTCAACTTAATTCTAGAGTTATCTCGCAAACCATCACAAAAAATAGCCACCGTGACAGGTGGCATATCTTTGTAATTATAAATTTGATAAGTCTCAGCTAAATCACAAATTACAGCATCCTCATCTATTCTTAACATACTAGCAAGGACTACTATTTTTTTAGTTTTTGCTGGGCTTTGAAAATATCCTCAAGTTCTGCTGCCATTTTTTCTGTATTAACAATACCGTCAGCATCTCTTAAATGATTTTTTAATTTTTCGACTTGTTCTTTTCCTAAAAGTAACTTCAACACTTTTGGTAAAAATAAAGCATTAGTATCGACTTCACCAAGCACCTCTACAAGTTCATAGTTATTTAAGTTTTTCTTTGGGATAGAATACTCAAATCCACTTTTAGTAACTCCTACTAAATTTTCCATTAATTGTTACCTCCTAAGCAGTAGCTTTCTTAATATATTCATAGTGAGTGTTTCCATCAGTATCAGGAAACGCGTTTAATGTTGTCTCATACCCAACCATATCAGAATCAGTATAAGAAATCTCACCGACTTCCGTTACTTTTCCGTTAGGAATTACGATACGTTTTAGTACTTTACCTTTTAAAATTATTTCAAAGACAACTGCGTGTTGTTCTAATTCTTTACTATTAGCTTTAATTGTGATTCCTGTTGTTAAATCTCCAGAAACGTTGTCTTTCCCGTATATTTCTTTTAATACATCAATATTTAAAGACTCAATTAAAGTGTATGTGAAAGTATCTGTTTTTTCTGTCTGAACAGTGTCAACAATATCTCCACCCCATGCTTTTAAGTTATCTGTACTTGCAGTGTTTGCATTGACAAGTCCATCTTCTGAAATATACCCTAATGGTTTAAATGCTGCGTTTAAGTCTGTTGTTGCGTCTGTAGGAAGTGGAGTTCCTAAAGGCGCTGAAAATATAGCTCCACCTATTTTAGGCTTTGCTGATGTTACGTTATTTACATTTGTCATATATTATCTCCTTAATTAATAATAGTGAATATCAAATATAGCCTGATAACGATACTGTTTAGTCTCCGTATCTGTGAAATTATAATCACTGTTTAAATCCACACTTGAGACTTCATCTACCGTTATTAGGTCGTACATTAGTTTTTTTATTTTTTCGTTTAATTTTGCCGATTCAAACATTGACTCAGCATAACTCTGAATTGCTATTGTTGATGAATTTAAAAAATTTTCTCTAGATCCACTTGTTTTTTGTATCAATATAAATCGTTTAGGTAGGTTTGTTTGATGTTCAAACACAATTGGAATTTCTAATTTAGTTGATAAGTAATTTTTAACAATAAGTTCAATCATTATCTTAACGCCTTTAACAAAGTATTATTTTTATTATTATCTCGAATAGCTTTTCGAGATTTTGTCTTAATACTTATGTTAGCCCTATTTTTTCCTGTAAATGTACTGACTTCATATCCATCTCCCGCTCTATCTTGTATTGCTTTAGCTTTTTCCTTAAGTAAAGCAACCATTTCAGGACTTTTCATAAGTTCAGCTACTCCAGCGCGGTTTAACATGAATTTTCTATTCATAATGTTCTACCATTACTTTTTTGTGCCAACTTAACGGAATCATGGATTCAATACCTTCTTGTGGTATCCCTACAGTTCTCCAACGTTTACCGAAGAATATTACTTCTTTATTTTCCCAAACGTTAGTGTCGCCTTTTGGAATACCTAAGGTATATTCAGCTTTCTTTCCTGTTAAATTTACACTGTTTGTAATATCGTCTGTAGATGCAGGAGAAACTAATACATTTTTAACAGTAATTTCTTTTTCTTCAAAAATAGGACTATTAAAATCATCAACCCCAGTTTGTATTGTACCAATTAACAAAATATCGATACCTTTAATTAATCCCATATAAATCAATTACTCCGTATCTTTGTTTCTTAAACCCTAACCTTTTAAGTTCACTATCTTTAATAAACAGCCCCCCTCCAGGAACTAAAAAAGAGCCTGATACAGAATAACCAAGAGCAGACTCAGCATACTGAGTCATAGGCTCTTGATTAGTAGAAGTCATAAGAGTTCTTGCCACAATGTCAACTACAACAGACTTAACAAGATAGGAATAACTTTCATCCTTAACTAATAAATCTAAGTCTTTGTTAACTTTTTTAGCCTCTACCCTTAGCACATGAGATACAGTATTTAACAGAGCGTTAGCTCGACTTACCTCATTTTCTTCGAGATTTCTCCATAAATTTTTTAAATCATCAAGTGTAGCAAATTTCTCAAGTGTAGTCATGTTACACCTCTATTCTTCGTCAGATTCCCCTGACTTAGTTTTTTTAGTCGGAACTTTAATTTCTTCTACAAGCTCCCAATCTCCTGATAGTTCACTTTCTGTTAAGATTTCTACTTCAGTTTCTTTATGTCTGTATTTATACATAGAATACCTCCTACGCTTCTACTACACGTGCAAATGCTTTTTCATCAAGGATACCCCATCCGATAAATGCTTCAGCACGTAAGCAAATTTCGTTGTATGCTTTCAAGTCACGCCCTGTTCCATCAGGATCTCCGTATTCAATAATTTCCATAGGAATATTTTCAGCATAACCCCATTTAAATCTATTTTGGAAATCACCCACAATAGCGTGGTCTGCTTTCCCTGTACTATTTTTAACAGTTAAAGTTTTGTTAATATCTAATTCCATGTTAAAGAAGTTTGTAGGGCGTTGCCCAAACTTAAACTCAGGATACACAACGTTATCAAACTTATCTTTAACTTTAGACATTGCTTGACCAGCTACTGGCGACATAGCAATACCAGTTACCTCATTACCATTAGTTACAATTGTTTGAACAGCAGTATCAATATTATCATCAATTTTAGCCTCTGCGTAAGTAACCACATTACCTGTTACAAGTCCATCAAATGAGTTAGTTTCTTTGAAAGTTGCATCAGTTAAGCCTTTTGGCTCTAAACCGTGAATTGCAGCAATATCAAAAGCCTCTGCCATCTTTTTAGCAAATCCGTCTGCGTAATGTTTTAAGAAATTTAATTTTTTCTCATCTGATGCGTTCATAAATTCATCTGTAATGCGTGCTTGATATACAAATTTTAAAGGTTTAATCACTTTAGAAGTAATTACAGCTTTCCCAGCTCCTTTTAACTCTCCTTCTCCTACGATTTGAGCATTACCTTCTAAATTAAAAATAAATTGTTCAGTACCATTAAATGGAATTGGTGTTTGATTTGATAATTTAGCAAGAGTTGAGCGACCTTGCACTTTACTCATAATATCTGTTACTAATTCTGGACTAAATAATGTCCCTTTTTTCATTGTATTTGTTTCTGTCATATTTTAAATTCTCCTTTTTTATTTTAAATTTTTTACCACGTCACGCCATGCGGCATCAATTCCATTGCTTACTGTAGGCTCTGTGCTTGCTAGTGGCTGTGTATAGTTATTTACTGTTACTAATGATGCTAGACGTTCAGCATCCTCATTCAAACTTTCCTCACTATCTCCTTGTAGTCTATCTGCTAAATCAAAAGGCAATCCGTATTTAATAGCGACTCGCTGTTTAAGTGCTTTAGTTTCCCAGCCACTAACACTTTTTTCAAGTTCTGCTATTTTATTAAGATTTGTACTTTCACTTTCTTCTTTAGCTGAGATAGTTTGTTTTAAATTTGTATTTTCCGTCTCTAAGTTTTTAATCTTTTCTGCTAAACTGTCATAATCTGCATACTTAGATTTTTCACGATCTAATCGTGATTTAATAATTGCATCTAATTGTTCTTGTGTTTCAATTACTTTGAATTCTGTCATTTTGTTCTCCTTTTATCCGGATTTCCCGTCCGTTCGGTAATTTAAGCATTAATAGCTTATCCTTTGTTTCTTCTTAGGCTTAATCGAATGACAAGCCCAATGTGCAAGCAATGCACTATCCAATAACGAAATGTCCATGTCATCAAATTGAGATTTATAACCAAATCCACCATTACTACCAATGTTTCTCTTTTCGCAATTAGTAGCAACTTTTCTAAGTGATGGTTGACCGTTGTGACAAATAGACTTTTGGAAAATTCCTTGTTCAAAGACTGAGTTAGCAGTTATTATTTCTTTAACCGTTGGTAAGATAATGTTCTTAATTTTGTAATCTTTTAATTCTTCCTCGAGCATCTTCTGACCTCCAGCGCCATCAACAACAATATTTTTAACATCTGCTTGTTTTAAGAAATTAATAATCCACATGTTCCCGTTCCTTAAACTTTGGCAATCGATGGTCTCAATAAAAATACGGTCATCATGAGTCTTAACCGCAATGCTCATGCTTACGTTAGCCCCATCATTACCGTATTTAATACCAACACATAATTTTCCTTTAAACTCAACTTTTTTCTCAATCTTCATGCTATCCCATTCTTTTTCGCTGATAACAGATTTTTGAGAGAATGTCGGCCAATAACCCAAACGTTGAACATTATGGTCTAGCTTATCTTCTCCTAACTCAGCTTCTATCTTTCTTTCTGTTAAGTGATAACCTAAAGATGGATTTGAATTATACCAAGCCTCCATATCGTTTATTTCTCGTTCAGTATCAACCGACCATTCAGCCCAACCAGAATACTTACTTTTTCCAAATAAACAAGCCTCGCGATATTTAGTAAAAACAGTACCGATAGAAACTGGTGTAGGAGGTGTCCCACACATTATAGTCATTGGATTTTTACTGTCTGTGACCGTATATTTCAAGGCCGATTCTTGCTCTATTGTATATTCCTGTGCTTCGTCAATTATCATAAGGTCGAACCCTTCACCAAGACCACCGTTCTTAGTTCGAGTTCTGAACTGAACTACACCGCCAGAAGAATAAAGTTCAATTCTTTCTTGTCCTTTTGCACGAATAGAATTAAAGTCCTCTCCGTCAACATATCCCATTTTCTCAAGATATTTTTTCACCTTCTCAAATGAAGAGTGAGAGGTACTTATTCTATGCGCTGTATGCAATATATTTAAACCTTGATGTAATGCCCATATTTCAAGAATATAGACAATCTCAGTCTTACCATTACGACGTGGTAAAGAATATCCAAACTTTTGATGAGTCCAAAGTCCTTCGTTATCTACTGCCATAATAGGCTTTAGTAAATTCAGCTGCCAATCATATATTTTTAGACCTGTTTTTTCGTATAGTTTAACAGCTTCTTGATAACGGCTTTCGTTATAGTCTAATATTACCGATTGTGAAGGAGTTTGAATACCAAACTTTGTCATTTAGCGCTCCTTTCCAATCTACCTAGTTTAATGCCATACGGTAGGGCAAATTGTTGACTTTTATTAGTTTTTATATTATAATAAAGGTAAATAAAAGAGATATTGGACGTCTTCCCCCCAGTTTTTTTGGAGGATGGATCAATATCTCTTTTATTTTTTAAATTTTTTTGTTACTACATCTTCTATTACATCATTATTTATTAATATAATGTTTTCTACCCAATTTCTATAAGGATTTTGATAAAGTCGGTTTAACCTACTATCTATCTCACTTCTTGTTAATCTAGATTTTGTATAGTCTAAAACAAAATTATTCGCTTGTTTTTTCCCTTTTTTTATAGCTGTATCAATATTGTTGTTCCCATTATTAGTGATTTCTTTCAAATCATAATTTACATTATTTATTCTAAAATCAGAACTTGGAATACGTTCTGGAATATAGACTTTCGGATTTAACTTAACTTCCACACCCAATTTATTAGCGATCTGATGCGCTATTTTGTTTTCTTTTTCAGAATAATCTAAGACAACATTTTTTCCATCAACAAAATACTTAGTCCCGTTATACTCCCAATATTTAGCTTCTCTAACTTTAGGTTCTTTATAATTTTTTAACCATTCAGCTTTGACACTTGTATAAGGTAATTCTTTTGTGTATTCTTTATTGTCATACTTTATTTTCTTAGTATGAACATCTTGCCTAACACCTTTTTTAGGGATATACTCAACAGTACAACGGCAGTTTTGATGCCGTCTATATACATCTTTAGGTACATCAGGATATCTATATGTACCCACTAAATTTTTACACCATTTACAACACTTACCGGTTTCTTTTCTAATGATTTTAGGATTCATGCCGGATTTATAATGAAATTCAGCATTTTTCCTAACCATATCATCAACAACAGATTGACTGAAATTGACAATAGGAGATCCTAAAAGCCATTTAGATTTTTCAAAATCTTCTTGAATTAGTCTACTAACCAACCCATTTATTCTACTTTGATTTACTTTAGGAATTTGTACATCCAAACCAATTTTAGCTTGTTTATTCAAGATAGTTTGAACCATTCTTCCGCGTTCAGTAATGAGCCTATGATTTTCTTTTAATCTATCATTAAGTATTTTTTCTATAACATTTGCCGGATTTTCTGTAATGTGCAAATTAAAAGCAGTAGCAAGGATTTCTCCTAAAGCCACTGCATAGTCATTTACATCCTTATAGGAGGTAGCTTTAATATTTAGATTTTTTAAGCGCTTCTCGAATGTTTGAGTAATGCGTTCCAGTAAATCGTTATTCATTTACTTGCTCCAAAACTTCTGTTTTGTTAACCATAGCCGTTGCCTCTTGTTTACTCATCCCAGTAGAGGTTAAAAGTAAAATAGCATTTTCTTTAGAAAGCACTCCTTTTTGATAGTTACTTAAAAGTGATGTAATTTCATAAGTGGATATTATCCTGTTTTGTTGCTTATCATTAGATTTTTGTTCAACTTCTTCAATTTTAGGCGTAGCATTCATATCACCTTTGATACCAGTTAAATCTCTAATCACATTAGAATCGATATATCCAGGCAATGCTTGATTAAGTTTAATAACTCCATCTCCAATTAAAGTAAGCATATTAGCGTCTGCTTCAAACAACGGCTCCCATTTAGGTTTAGTGTCTATAAATCGACCTCTATTGTATTTGAAATCATCTCTCAAACAACAAGCAACGTAAGCAACGTTTAAAAGTCCACTTCCTAGTGAACGTTGCGCTTTTCTTCCTGCAAGCCTTAAATTTTCATGAGATGCTTTAATTGCCTCAACTGATGATGGATTATCGGAGACGAAACCTAAATCATCAAGTGTAAGTCCTGTTTCTCCAGCGAATAAAGCTGCAGCTGTTCTTAGCTGTTCAGTAAAAGGAGACATTGACGGAGTAGTGAATTGACCTACTGTTGGTTTATCTCCATCTGAACTTGATGTAATTTGTAACATACTAGATATAGTTGCTTTCCATGTTTCAAGAGGTTCTGCGTCTGGATCCATTCCTAAAATATATTTCTGAGGGAATGAATAGAACTCGGCTGTAATATCTGCACGCTCTAGCGTTCTTTTAGCTAGTTTTTGATAATACATTCCAGAACGTGTTATTCTTGACCTACCAAAAGGCCTTACACTATCCGGTGCATGAATAACAGGCACTAATAACGGAATACCTGCTGTATTTTTAATAACTGTTTCTTGATTATTTTTTTTATCGATAATAACAGTCTCATTTTCTGTAAAATAAGCCTCCAGTAATGGTCTGCTGTTTTCGTCTCTTTTTAAAATTGCATATCCTTCTGTAAGGAGTCCTGTAATTGGATCTAATATCCCAGTCGCATTACTAGCCTCAATAACTTGTAAGCGAGGTGTGTCCTCTCCCACTTTTGAAATGTACACAAAGCTGCATGATGCAATTAATGATGATAGAATTACACTATCAAAAAAGATATCTGGATTATTTTGTTTGAATATATCATTAACTTTAAAATCATCATTTTCAAACTCACGAAATACCAATCTGTCAGCAAGGCTATCTACAGCCTTTGTACACCAACCTAGGACCGACCTATATTGATTTCTTAGTTGAGGTGGAATGGTTATTCCAAATTGTTCATCATTAAATTTCATGGCATATTGCTTATATCTCAAGTCTACACGAGAATTAGTCAATGCTAACTTTTTTCGTAAGTAGTTTAATCCTTTATATTCCAATATTTTTGCTCCTTTCTATAGGTTAAAATTTTCGCGCGAGAAAAAATGTACAGTGACGGCGTGAAGGTCGGCCGAAACTTTGGGGAGGGTCTAACCCCCCTATAAAAATTAAAATTTGTTATTTTTGCTTTTATTTACCTTAAATCGTTGAAAAAATGGTATTTTTTTGTCAAAAATTAGTTATTTTCGTTATTTTTACCGTTTTTTTTTCTTTTAACCTTTATATTTTGTCCAATCAATCATTTGAGGTAAGTTTCTGTTGCCTATCACATCTTCTTTAGCCTCTTTCCCCACATTAAACAATTTATCTGACTTCTGACGGTTGCAAAAGAAATGTGCTAACTGTAGATTATTTATATCTGAGGGATGCCCACCTTTTTTTACCGGAACTACATGGTCAATCACAGGGCTTAAGGGATTAGGGAACTTTAGCTTTTTGTCCACTGGTTTACCACAAATCCCACAACATTGCTGTGTCTTTAATATCCGTTTTTTATTCTTCTCAAATGCGGAACGGTGCGCCCCGGTCTTATCTGCTCTCACGGTATTTTTCCTTTCTACCCCCTTGGGTATTATTTTTATATAGGGGGGTATAAAAAAAGACAATCTCACGACTGTCTTTAAAAAATATGAATTGAATTTAGGTAAGGATTAACTATTTCTACTGCTTGTGTTCTTGTTTCGTAAATTAAAAATTAAAAATATGTTGGAGACATCTTATAAAAAAACTCCCTTACCTAAAATTCTACATTACCATTATACCATTTCTAAATATACTTGTGCATACTTATTCATACTTCCCCATACTT